CGTTAATAAGGTAAAGGTCGCCGCCCTCCTCGGGAGGAATACGGTCGAGCTGCTCCAAATCACGGATGTCATTTGCGCTCATCCAGCCGTTCTGCCTTGCCGTTGCGTAGCCGTTCATGCGGCTCTCGTAATCACCGCGAAGCAGGCCGTCGACATTGAATTTCACGAAGTAGGTCTTTTTCTCCTCCTCCGTAAACAGCCTTCTGACGATTGACTGCTCCCAGCGGCTCACCCACGGATCAAGCGTATATTTAACAAATTCCAGAGACTGCTGCTCGATGTTGTTAAAGCTCGACTTCTCCAGGTCTCCGATCATATGCGGAGGGATTCGGAAGATTCTCGCTATCTCATCAATCTGAAACTTTCTCGTCTCAAGAAACTGTGCCTGCTCTGGCGATATGGAAATCGGCGTATACTTCATGCCTTCTTCCAACACCGCCACCTTCTGTGCGTTGCCGCTTCCGGCAAAGCCTGCGTTCCAGCTTTCCCTCACTTTCTCCGGGTCTTTGACCGTTCCCGGATACTCAAGGATTCCGCTCGGAGTCGCGCCGTTTGCAAAGAACTTCGAGCCGTACTCCTCCGTTGCAATTGCAAGGCCTATGGCGTTCTTCGCCATAGCAATCGGCGAATATCCGACCAGTCCGTCAAAGCCGAGTCCCGGGATATGCAGCACATCGGAAGGCTTGAGCCTTACCGTGCTCACATTCTTCCCCTTCATGGTCTTAGCATCATCGGATGATGTGCGGTACTCGTAATAAAGCCTGCCGTTCTCATCCCTGTCCACGGTCATGCGGTCAGGCATAAGCGGGTAAAGTGCAACCACCTCGCCCTTGCCGTTTCTAATGACCTGCGCATAAGCATTTCCCCAGAGGAGTAGATGCGTCATAAGCGTCTCTCGGAAGATGAACGAAGTCATCTCCGGATTCGGCTCATCATGCAGAATGTGATACAGCGGATGGTCTTTCGCCTTTTCGGACCCGAGCCCCGTGTATTTATAAACATGAAGCGGCAGGCTCGCCACTGCCTCGGACAGAATCCTTACACAGCAGTAAACCGCCGTCATCTGCATTGCCGACCGCTCGTTTACGAACTTGCCACTTGAGCTTGTACCCATCCAGAAGCGATATGCGCTGCCGGATGTGGCATTGGTAGGCTTATCCCTCGACCTGAAAAGTCCGCTTAAGATTCCCATATATTTTCACCGTCCTCTCTTATAAAAACAGAATGCCGCGGGAGTCATAGACGCTCTCGCCGGCATTGTTACCGCACCGGATTGCACGGTCGAGTGCCATGATCGTAGCAACCGCACCGTCAATCTTCTCTGTTGATTTCTCCTTATCCGCCTTGATGTTCCCCGAAGGGTCCTGGCGGATGTAAATGTTATCCATCATCCATCTGAGCACCGGATGACCGCCGTGGGCTATCCGCCCCTCAAGGGTGAGCTTCATGAGTTCCTTCGTAGGTGGGCTCATGTCTTTAAAGCCCTGCCCGAAGGGAATCACCGTAAAACCCATGCCCTCCAGGTTCTGCACCATCTGCACCGCTCCCCAGCGGTCGAAGGCAATCTCGCGGATGTTGTATTTTTCCCCCAGACTCTCGATGAATTTTTCAATGTAGCCGTAGTGGATGACGTTGCCTTCCGTGGTCTGGATGTATCCTTGTTTCTCCCATATGTCATATGGCACATGATCCCGTCTTACTCTTATATCCAGAGTATCTTCAGGAACCCAGAAATAAGGCAGGATAACAAACTTATCATCCTCGTCTCTCGGAGGAAATACCAACACAAAGGCTGTTATATCCGTTGTAGACGAAAGGTCTAACCCTCCGTAACACACTCTTCCCTTTAAATCATCTTCATTTATGTTGAATGCACATGCATCCCATTTATCCATCGGCATCCAGCGGACAGATTGCTTTACCCACTGGTTAAGACGGAGCTGTCTGAATGCGTTCTCGTTTGCCGGATTCTCCTTTGCCTTAAGGCAGGCTTCCTCAACCTTATCGATGCCGATCGTGATTCCAAGGCTCGGATTCGCCTTCATCCATACCTTCGGGTCTGTCCAGTCCTCACTCGGATCTGCCCCGTATATAACGGGATAAAATGTCGGGTCTACTTTTCTGCCCTCCAAAATATCCACTGCCTTCTGATGCAGCTCATAGCAGACCGTATTCATATCATCCCCTGTCGGTCGTAATGATGAAGTGCAATGGATTCTTTCTGGCATCAGATGTTCCGACCGTCATCATGTCAAAGAATTTTCTATTTTTCTGAACCCATAATTCATCGAATATAAGCGCAGAAACATTTACTCCGGACTTACCTGCAACATCAGCTGAAAGCGCCGTATACTTACTATTGGTCTGCTTGAATTCGATTGATTTCTTACTCGGTCTTAAATCGCAGACCGCATCCAGACCCTTGCAGAGCCGCACCATATCACAGGCAACATCAAATACAAGCGATGCCTGGTTTCTATCCGCCGCGCATCCGTAAACCTCGGCACGCTGCTCGCCATCCGCACAAAGCATATAAAGCGCAATCGCCGCAGCAAGCTCTGATTTTCCGCATTTTTTCGGAACTTCAATATAGGCTGTCGTGAACTGCCGGTACCCGTCCGGCTTTAACACTCCGAAAATGTCTCTGATAATCTGTTCCTGCCAGTCAATTAAAAGGAAAGGCTTGTTGTGGAACTCACCCTTCGTATGTTTCAGCTGCTCGATGAAGGCAACCACGATATCCGCAGCTGTTTCATCGTAATGCGATGTCTCCGCCATAAATCTGGTCGGCTGATAATTTTTCAGTCTCCGAATCATCGGCTCCCTCCTTCCTTAGCAATAAAATAAGCCGCATCTCTGCGACCGTATCTGTACGAGAGAAAGAGCCCTTCGGCTCATCTCCCGGAATATTCATATCCGTTTTTGTCTTTATTCTTCGTCCGGTAAATCTCCGGTCAGAATGAACTGTGAGTATTCCTTGCGGTGTTCCTCTATGAAAATTACCAGTTCATAAAAGTTCATGTCGTTCGCGATCCGCTGAACCGCACGGGTATCGAACATATTTGTAAGACCGGTATCCCTGACCTTCAGGATCTGCTCCTTTACTTTCTTATCCATCTCAAACCTCCTCGATTCTTCTGCAGGCATCCTCTCCGTAGACAACATTGAGTCCCGAACCGTTATCCCAGCGAACCATGATTGATGCCGTATCATCAACGCCTGTGACCGTACCTCTTGTTCCGATTGGCGGTGCCTGGATGTCCTCCATTCTGACAAGCTCCACTCTGCAGCCTACCGGATACTGTTTCCTTATCATCGCCACAATCTCTTTACTCGGAAAGTTCATCATCGCTGCCTCCCTTCTGACTGCTCTTCCATGCAGAGCTGCCGCTTAAATTCTTAAGGAGCACCTTGCGGTCTGCCTTGTACTCGTCCCCGATGAATCCCAGGCGGAGGAGGAAGCATCTGAATTCGTATTTCGGATTCACGATTTCCTTCTCAACCGCCGTGACTCTCTTTGCTTCCTTCGCCATCTTGCAGAGTGCTGAGATGAACTTGGTGTAGGCCATCGCCTCGTCCGGCTCGACCTCTGAAAACCAGGGGAATGCCACCCTGTCTTCCTTAATCTCAATCGGAAGGCTGTCGATTCCGAGTGCCAGCTTGATGAGGTTGCCCTTTGCATCAAGGAGCTTCGTGAGGTTTCCGACCGCTACCTTGTCGAGGGGAATCTCAACCGTGAGGTCGAGGTCATCGGTCTGTGACTCGCTTTCCGTTTCTGTCTCGTCAAGCTCGTCTGTCTGGTCTGTCTCTTCCGAATCTGCATTCTCGGTTTCGTCAAATGCCTCTGTCTTGTCTGCTTCAGTTTCCTCTCCATCCTCGTAATCCCCGACCGGCTCGAAGCCGTCTTCCTTGAGAAGATGTACAAGGTGCTGAAGGCTGAAGGAATCCTCGTTGATGACTGTTCCGTCCTTCGTGATTGTGTAGTCGCCCACTGTGTAGTTGCAGGTCGGCACTTTCATGTAGACTGCCTTTTCTCCGGTGATGTTCTCGATTGCCTTTACCAGTTCCTTTCTGGCTGCTCCTTTAAGTTCAAATCTGATTTCCATGTGGTATCCTCCTTGTTTGATGTGCCCGCAGGCGTTTTTTGTTGTGTACATATATCACTCTGCGGCCGCGATATAGCAAGCAGAATATCCACATGAAGGCGGTAAATATTAAAACAAATATCTACCGCCCGTCTTGTGTACTTTACAGCCCCTTTTCAAGCTCCGAAATTCTACGGTTTATGTACCAGACAGCCTTCTGCAGATCCTCGATTTCGGTGTCCGGATTCTTTTTTCCCGCTCTCGATATATATTTGATTGCATTCCCGAGGCAGTACCCGAACTTCTTATCTTCGATGAAATCAATCACCTCGATATTTCCATCCGTGTAATGACTCGGATGATTTACAGGATCATTCATTGCCGTCCTCCAGTTCCTTTACCAAATCCGAATACATCAGCTTCTCGCCATTCCTTTCCACGAAGATATCCTCCGGTGCGATACCGTTCTCAACAGCTCTCCTAAGAATTACCGATGCGTACTTCTCATCAAGCTCCATCGAGTAGCAGATCCTGTTCATCTGCTCGCACGCCATCATGGTCGAGCCGCTTCCTCCGAAGGTGTCAATTACCACCGCATTCTCCTGCGTGGAATTACCGATAGGATATCCAAGGAGATCTAACGGCTTCGAGGTCGGATGGTTTGCGTTCCTCTTCGGCTTATCAAACTTCCAGATGGTTGTCTGCTTTCTGTCAGAAAACCACTTATGCTTGCCGTTCTGAAGGAACCCATAAAGAACGGGCTCATGCTGCCATTGATAGTCGCTACGGCCAAGGACCAGAGAGTCCTTCTCCCATATGCAGCACCCGGCAAGGTGAAAACCTGCATCCACAAATGCTTTCCTGAAGTTCAGTCCCTCCGTATCCGCATGGAACACATAAGCCGCACCGCCTTTCTCCATATGGTCAGCCATGCACTTAAAAGCAGCCAAAAGGAAATTGTAGAACTCCTCATCCTTCATGGAATCGTTCTTAATCGTAAGACCGCTGGAACTCTTGAAACAAACTCCGTAAGGCGGGTCCGTGAGAATAAGGTTGCCCTTAACATCTCCCATCAGAACATTTACATCTTCAGCAGATGTTGCATCACCGCACATAAGCCTGTGCCTTCCGACTGTCCAGATATCGCCGCGCTCAACAAAGGACGCTTTCTCCAAAGCAGCGGTCAGATCAAAGTCATCATCCTCTGCTTCACTTCCGGTGTTATCTCCGAAAAGAGCCTCAAGCTCTGCACCCTCAAAACCCGTCAGACCGATGTTGAAGTCCTCAGCCTGCAATGCCTCAATCTCAACTCTTAAGAGTTCCTCATCCCAACCGGCATCCATAGCCATGCGGTTATCGGCAAGAATGTAGGCCTTCTTCTGCGCCTCGGTAAGATAATCAACAAGCACACAAGGCACTTCCTTGATGCCCTCTTCCTTCGCAGCCATGATTCTGCCGTGCCCCGCTATCACATTAAAATCCTTATCAATGATGACAGGATTGATAAAGCCGAACTCCCGTAAAGAAGCCCGAAGCTTGTTTATCTGCTCCGGGCTGTGGGTACGCGCATTATTTATATAAGGAATCAGCTTGTCTATGGAAACAAGCTGCATCTCAGTTGTTGTTTTCATACAAGCCCCCATTCCGCGAATTTCTCAAATCCGCCGATTTTCTGAATATACTTTCTTGCCGTTTCCACGATTTCCTCGTAAGGGATACCGGCAATCTCCTCATTACCGATTGCACAGTAGAACTCTACGGGAGTCCTGAGCTGCTGTGCACGGAGCCATGCAAAGATGTTCACGGACACATCCGCCTTGGATAAATCCTTGCCGTGAAGGCCGCCGCCTGTAACCGAATCAGCCATGTCGCTACCAAGCTTTCTGTTTGTTGCACCGGTATCAACATCCGTGCCGCCCGTCCAATCGCCTAAGGGATTGATAAATGCATCCGGATACATTTTGGAGATGTCCTTTGTATCCGCATTGCTCTGACAGATAATTAAGTAATCACCGTCCAGGATGTACTTTCCATCGGTGGGATATGTGTTATACACATTTTTTGCAATCTCACTGAGCGCACACTGCTCAGCTGTTACGGGCATTCCCTTGAAAATACCGTTATCTCCGCAGCGGATTTTGTCCTGCTGATTGGATGCAAGGTACACATCCTGCGGCACTTCCACATAATCCACGACAATGGAAGATAATCCTGTGATTCGTTTTACCACTGCTTCAACTTCTGCTATATCAAGATGCTCCGAAGTCTCTGCAATGATGTGACACACTCCGTGTCCGATTAATACTTCCACCGCAATTCTCGGATTCTGATTTTTCTTATATGCCAGGTCAACTAACGCGCCAGCAATCCTGTCTGCCACCTTATCGGGGTGTGCCGGATTCACTTTCTCAAACATCCTCGTTCCTCCTGTTTCTTATTCTCAGGATTGTCGCCATGATATCCTCTGACGGATCACCCTCGTATGCCACCGAGCAGTTGTCCTTCACAATCTGATATATCTGGTACCAATCCATATTTATCTGTTTCTTATAATCCTTGCTCATGGCCACATACGGCGATGCGATTGCATTGCCGGTGGTCGGATGCTTTGCAAGTTTTCCGTACTCGCTTATGACATCCTCGCACTGAATCCATCTGGCGTAACTTACGGCATACTGTTCAATCAGATGCTTGTTTACCAGTTTCTCGCAGCCACGAGCCTTCAGCCATTTCCATGTGGCGATGAAAATCTGCTCCGCATAGAACGGTTCTCCGTTCTTCTGAGGACGCTTTAAGTATTCACTCACCTCCGGGACTTCCTCTCCCTCGAGCTCATTCGGCTCGGGCAGGTCGCCCGGTATGTACATGGTTCCGATGGCTGTACCTTCTTCTATTTTTTCTGCCAGAGGCTTTTTCTTAGGACCCGTGCCAGGTCTCGGACCGCCTCTGTTAGTGCCGTCTCTGGCCATATTTCCACCTCCAAAATTAACTCAGGGGTTAATCCCCTGTTTGAATATCAAAAAACGCACGCGAAGGGGGGCGCCGGTCTTCGTGGCCTCAGCCCGTAGGGATTTCCGATCGCCCCTGGGGTTGTGTATAGTGCTGCATCCCTCCCTGATATATTTGTCTCTATCGCACAAATATTATCGGTCGCCCATCTCGTGATGAATCTTGTTGTGACAGCTCTGGCACAAACTCATCAGGTTCTCCTTGTTGTGCCTGCCTCCACGGCTCACGGGAAGAATGTGATGCACCTCTTCCACGGGCGTAAGCTTTCCTTCCTTCAGACACATCTCGCAGAACGGATGCTCAAGCACGTACTTGTCTCTTATCCTCTTCCAAGCCCTGCCGTATTTCCTGTGGTGGTCAGGGCTTCTCGTGTACTTATCGTACTGTCTGATTCACCAGAGCCTTATGTTCCTCGCAGTACTGACTTCCCGGTGCACCGCCAGTTTCGGGCACGTACCGTAGGCGCAGCCTCGTCTCGGACTCCTTGGCATTTACCTCACTTCCTTTCGGGCATAAC